GAAAGCTGCTTCACTGCAAACAAAAGTCTTTTGTCCAACAGGTGCTGGTGGTGGAGTCGATGCTACCTGTAAAGCAGGCGCAAAAGGCGCCTACGTACCGCCTACGACAAACGAAGCAGGACAGCTGGTACCTGGTACGGTAGGTAAGTTCGCCGGAATAAGCACAGGCAGTTGGAAGATAAGCCAAGCGTCCGCCCAAGTTCACCTCAAAAAGATAGCGACCCTTGAAAAACTCGCATCCGAAGGAAAATGGGGACAGTTCCAGAAGAAGATGTCCAAAGCAAACCCGGCGACAGCTTCATCTGCGAAACTTAAGGCACAGCTCCAAGCACAAGAAAATCTGTTGGCTCAGAAAGGCGAGAAGCTACAGAAACTGGCACCCGGTGCGACTGCAACGGACAACAATCCGGCGGTGGCTGATGGTAAGAACTGGAAGAAGATAGGCCCATCTCTTGGCACGGAGATTGGTGGTACGTATGAAATGGGAGGGAAGAAGTATTATGTCAAGATTCCAGACGATCCAAACAGAGCTCACAACGAAGTTCTGACGTCCAAGCTCTACAAAGCTGCTGGAGCAGGCATTGCCGATCACCACCTAGTTGAGATAGATGGGAAGGTCGGAGTTGCGACTGAGTGGTTAGAGGGGTCGACTAAACCAAAATGGGACATGCAATCAGTCAAGGACAAAGCTGCAGATGATTTCGGTGTTCATGCGTGGCTCAATAATAGAGATGCGGTTGGAGCTGGCAGCGAAAATCCGATGGATAACATCAAGCAGTTGCCAAACGGAGAGCTCGTTGCGATCGATGTGGGCGGTGGACTTGATTACAAGGGCATGGGAGGTGGTGGTAAGAAACCGATGGGAGAATTCGCAAATGAGTTCAGTTCCATGCGAGACGCGAAGCAAAATCCGTCGATGCACAAGGTGTTTGGCAAAATGACGGATGAGCAGCTGATGGAGTCTGCCGAAAAGGTGACGAATATAACAGAGCAAACTGTCAAAGACATTGTCAATAAGTACCATCCAGGTAATGCTGCTGCGAAACAAGATATGGTAAAGAAACTGATTGCCCGTAAAGACGATCTCGAAGAGAAGGGGTTGTTTATGCAAGAGAAGATAGCAGATAAACATGATGGGAAGAAGGTAGCAGCAGTTCAGAAGGTTGCTGCTGTGAAAAAGAAGATCACTATCGACACCGATCAATTCCCACCACCGCCTACTCTTCTATCTACAAACGAAACACACATCGCGGCGAATAAAAATGATGTCAAATCTATCATATCAGACGGAGCGGCTGGAGATATTGCGACACTGCAATGGCGTGTAGACAACGGTTTCTACAAGTCTCCAAAAGTGAAGAACTTTGCCGAGGAGGTCATCAGCAATGTGATGCAGCAACAGAATCCGCCACCTGCTCCTACGCCTCTCAGTGGAGCTTTCCATGAGATCTCTGCAAAGGTAGAATCAGCAGCTGGTAAGGCAGGACTCGAGAAGATCGGTTATTGGGATGTACTAGCCGATATGGGCGGCATACCCGAAGGGATTCCTCAAGGATTTTCTTTTGGTGCTTCTGAAAACGCCACTCACGCTAAAGGGGAAGCTGAGTTCAATAAACTTCCGCAGACGAAGCAGAATGCAATCAGATCCTATACCGGTGGCGGATATCGCATCACCAATCCCCAATTGAGAGGCGGTTGGGATAAGGCAGCAGCTCGTGCCAAAAATGTCGCGAACGGAGTGATGACTGCTGCTAGAAAACTTCCAGAAGGGAAAAAGGTAACTCGGTTTCATAGTCTAGCGCCGCTCGCGATCCAATCTCTAACTCCTGGTAAGATCGTATCTGACAAAGGTGTGCTCAGTACGTCCACCAAACCAGAAGGAGTGTTCACCGCCAACAACGTCAAATGGAATATCACAATAGGCCCCGATGTGAAGGGGCTTGCAGTTTCAAACGTATCGAGCCACAGTAGTGAGAAAGAAATCTTGTTTCCTCCTAACCAACGCATCATGGTAAAGTCAGTCCAAAGGGTAGGGGCGAAGCATTACGTAGATGCCATCATGCTGCCTACTCTCGATAACCAATGCTGTCCGAATTGATACTATGCCTTCCGTACACGAGACAAAAGAAAATCCATTCGCTGAGTCCATGAAACTGAAAGCGGAAGGGAACTCTCTTGGTGATGACGATATTGTCAAGATGATGCTGCAGATGGAAGCAGACGATTTCATCAAGCGGATGCAAGTAGGCGAAGACAAAGGACGCGTGATTGAGGTTTGTGCAAACAAGCTCGTGAGGATTCTGTTTGGACGAGACAGACGATACACAGGTGTTCGCAAGTGGAACGAACCTAAAGGTATCACACCGTTCCTGAAGAAGTGGGTCGGGTCAAAAGAAACAAAACCAAGATTGATTGCACAGCACGCGGCGTTGAGCTTTTTCAATGAGCTGATGGACGTTATTGTTCGAGCTGGTCAGCCCAGAATGGTGATGACAGACATCAAACCCGATTTAGACGCCCTGTTCAATAGATGGACTAATCTGTTTATGGGTGTACCTCCGAATGAACCGGTAAAAGAAAATGCCAGCAACTGACGCCTCACTCGACCATTTGGAAAACTCGACACAAGATGACGTGTCACTTGCTGCTGCTCTTCAGGAGCGGTTTTTGACAGTATGTGAAAGGTTTCAACGCAAGTGGGGAATGGACATTGAGTTCCCAAAGGAGATAACGCAAGCTATCTTCGCTTGGAGGACTTGCGTTGCCCGTTATCGCAAGAAAGACTTCCGACACAAGGCGAGTGAGAAGAAGTACGTTCGCATCCTTGCACAATGGACGGTAGACGAGAATTGCAAGTTGTGTGGTACACCTATTAAGAAGATTGAATTTGGCGATTGACTACTCACTAGATCAGCAGTACTCGTATCTTGCCCGAGTGTCCATTTCGCTCACCAAAGTGCAGCATGAGGCATTGGTGGAGATTTTGCGGAAGAAGATCGGCAAGGACTTCCCTCTGCTGTTTCTAGACTGTGCTCACTTCCGTTTGATTCAAATTAGAGGCGAAGAGCAAAAAGAGTTGGCAGGTCCCAGTTGGATCAAACCACCACCTCCAAAGGGCATATTCCTTGAGGTATCAAAGATAGGCATTCACAAGGATGATGAGATGTGCATTGAATGCACACAGGCTGTCCCCAAAATCGTTTTATTAAATTTGAAGGCGTGGAGTGGATGTGGAGTGAGGTGGCAACAACTTCCATCAATTTCCCTCTGACACGTATTGCAGAGAAGAAGAAGTCCCTTACAATCCGATTGATTCCAAAACCATTGGAGAATGAATTATGCGTGGCGTCGATTTTTATCTTGGACCCGCTTTCAACCTTGCGTCAAGAGCGTTGACAATCACTCGTATGCCCAAAGCGGGCGACGATACGATGCCGTCTGCATTTTCGACTCAGTCGTTGGGATCGACGGTCGAGACAGTGACAGTCAATCTTACCAACGACGTGATTTGGCAAGCGACACTCGTCGACACATTGGACTCCGGAGAAGTTGGATCTACGCAGGTGTTGAATTTTCACACCGGCGAACTTCAGTTTCCTGGTCCTGCTGCAACGCCCGGAGGATTTCGTGTCCTCTCTATGGAAGACTTATCTTCCAGCTCATCGAGTTCTAGCAGTAGCTCATCAAGTCAGAGCTCAAGCAGCAGCAGCTCACAGAGCAGCTCTTCATCCTCTACTAGCTGATAAGAACTATGTCAGTACTCTCGCACGAAAGAGTGACGGCGACCAGTTCCGTACTCACGGAATCAGCCATCACTTTTGCAGTTGGTACTAACTTTGTTGAGATAATCAACGGAGCTACCAATACTTTCTGGGCATCGTTCGATGGAACGGGTGTGCCAAGTGTGAGCCTTGGCATCCTGTTCAGTGCCAACGCCACGAGGACGGTACCTGTTGAAGATGCGAAGAACATCAAGTTCATCAGAGCAACTGGCACGGACGCCGATTTTGAAGTTATATGCCACGGCGGACGGGGAGTCTAATGCCAACGTCAACTGATCCAAATAGCTCGCTTCTAATTGACGTGAAGTCCAGAAATGAGCCTGGTGGTGAATTCAACTATGGCATCACCACTGCCGATAGGTACGTGAAGACCTTGCAGCAGTGCGTAGGTTCCGATCTGTGCTATCGCTATGCTGCGAAAGGGAACGTCAGTTTCAATGACGCTCTCAAAAAGGCAGAGTCAACGCTGACCTACTCCCAGCCTGATATGCAGGTTCAGGAGATTTACATGGACTTCAAATCCCGTGTAGATAAAGGGGAGATGGAGCTTCCAAAGAACACGTTGATGGTTTTCAAGAATGTTCTCACGTCACCCAAAAAAGACAGGGACGGCGATATCCTTCGTACGCAAGGAGCAAAGCTAGACCCTAAGATGCTGCTGCTGTGGCAACACGTCCACACCCTGCCGATTGGAAAAGTGGTCGGCACTGCGTCGCACACATCCAAATCCCTGGAAGTGTACACCGCAATCGTTGACTTGAATGAACTTGCCAACGACGCTGCTACGATGGTCGACAATGACATGGGTCGATTTAGCCATGGCTTCCGTGCTCTGGAATATGAAGCATTGGCAGGCAAAAGTGGGAAAACGACAGGCAAGGATGGATTTGATGTCAAGTCTTTTGAGGTGATGGAAGAAAGCCTTGTGTCCGTTCCAGCCAATACCGATGCAGGTGTCCAAGAAATCATGCTGGACCTGATCGAGAGCGATAAGCTGACTTCAAGCATGATGAAGGGATACGGAAAACGACTCCGCGAAAACAACACCACCACAGTGTCCGCGGGTGGATTGGATCTCACAATCACTGTTAAGAAGGCAGATGCAGATGATGAATCAAAGTCACTCGCCAAAAAGGATTGCGGATGCGGAGGAGACCCCGCAAAAGCCGGACAAGACGGATGCGACTGTGCACCAGCGAAAACAGATGACGATCCCATCTCAGCCCCAGCAGGAGCGGATGACTCCAAAGAATCGAAAGTAAACTGTCCGGACTGCGGCGCCGCAATAGATGATGGCAAGTGCGACGATTGCGGTTACCAGAAGGACATTGATGCAGAATTGGAAACTAAATCGCACATCGCCGGCAGTTGGGAAGAATACAAGTTGCAGCTAGAGCGAGGACTGAACAAGTTTCTAGAAAACGCCGGAGTGGTTGAGCCTTACGAAGAAGGCAAAGGAATGATGTCCGGCTATTCGTACATCATCGCAACGAAGGCAGATTATGCGATTGTCATGTGCTCCAAAGATGGTGGAGAGTACCACTACAAAATCAAATGGACGATGACAGACGGTGAGGCGAAGTGGGCAGGTGCTCCGGAAGAAGTGCAGCTCAAACTCACGGTGCAGGATAAGGTCTTCCACGAGACATTGAAAGAAGTTGCTTTTGGAATCAAGGGCACGATTGATTCAATCGTCGACGAACCTGCTGAAGAAGATTACACTGTGTCTGACGCATTGGAATTCATTCTTACTGAAGGCGATGCAGATGATTTCGCGAAGCTGACACAGGTCGTCAATACGATCGCCTCTGTGTCCGCTATCAAGTCGGAAACTCTCGCAGTCAATGAATTCGTCAAGGGGCTGTAATGTCCACAGAGGCAGACAAGTGCGGAGGCCCAGGTGGTACACCAGGTCCCTGCCCAGGCCCGCGGAAGCCTTCAGGTAGTGGAGGCAAAAAGCCGCCACGCAAACCAGGTAAGAAGCCTCCTGCCAAGCCTCGTAAGCCCCCAAAGAAGCCCGCTGCAGGTGATGCTGAAAAGCCGGTTAAGAAACCGCCCAAGAAAAAGCCGCCTAAGAAACCTGCTGGCAAAATCAAGCCCCCAAAGACCTTTGCTCAACTCGCCAAACTCGAAAAGAGGAAGGCAGAGCTTGATCTTGAGATCGCTGAATTCGATAAACAGATCAAGTCAAGTAAAGGTAGAATCGCAGCATTGAAGAAGGCTCAGAAGGAAGGCTTCAAACCTACCTCAAAGGATCCATGGATAAACGAGCAGCAGGCGATTGAGCATCTTGAGCCAAAGCTCGCAAAGAGGGTCGCAACCAAAGCCAAGCAGGCGAAGATCAAATCCAAGTCTCCAAACGAAAGGATCCATCAACAAGAGACAATCAATCACTTGTATGAAAAAGGATTGGTCAGTCGTAAAGAGAAGACATCCGTTCAAATCAAGTTGTCACGAGCATTAGAAATTGGAGGAGCGGCATTGCCTCCTGCCGTGAGAAGGAAGGCATTGAACATTCTCAAGAAGGAGAAGATATCAGCTCTTTGGGAAGATGCGAGAGGCTCCGCAGCAGCGGCGTTGAAGTTCTCTGCCACCAAATTCCCAGAAGCTCCGAAATCTAAGTTGATATCCTCCTCCAAGAAAATTATAAGCAAGCTCTACTCAGCCGAGGCATTCCTGTCTCGATACTTGTAAGTGATACACCATAGTGAGCGAAGCGGTCGCGAACGTGGTTTTCTGTTTTGCTGATCAAAGGAGATTCAAATGAATCTGACAGCAAAGATTAAGACTTGGCTCATTGAAAATTCAGACGTGTCGAAAGACGCATCTGATGATGAGTTCAAGTCAGCGGCCGCCGCTGCGATTGTAAGCGGTGACCTGAGCCTTGACGAGTTCAAGGCAATGTCCGTAGATGAAGAAGACGAAGCTGCAAGTGATTTCAAATCAATCATTGCAGGTTTGAAAACTTCGTTGGACGCGAACACGGCAGCCAAAGCTGCTGCTCCTGCAAAGGTTGTAGAACCAGCAGGCGAGAAGAAGGTCGTCATCGACGAGCCAGAAGTGAAGGAAGTTCACGTTCCTTCTCGTATGGAAAAGATGCTGACTTCGATTGGTCTCCAGAATCTCAATTCCTTTGACGAAGACGAAGGCGAAAAAGCCCTCAATGTCCGCGTCAAAGAGGCTGCTGAGCATTACGACACTACCAAGTCGGCTGCACAGTATCCGATGGAGAACAACAGGGGCAAGAAGCACCCGTTGGCAGGTCAGCCAATGCGGGACTTCGATACGGGTCGTCCGATGGACGATGCGTCAGAACGCGACAAAGCTGTCGCTGGTGCTTGGGCGAAGTATCTTTGTCACTCAAAGATCATCAAGTCCAAGTCACTTGCTCTTCAACAGCTCCCTCAGCATGACAGGGAATTGGTTCTCTATGCGTTAGAGAACGAAAAGTGGGGCGGTGCTTCTGATGGCGGTGACTATGCCGACATCAAGGATCGCAAGTTGAATCCTTCAGAGCAAAAGGCTTTGATCGACGATGCCACTTCAGGCGGATTGGAAGCTGCTCCGATTGTCTTTGACGATCAGATCATCCAGACGCCCCTGCTGCACGGAGAGTTGTATCCGCTTGTCCAAGTCAAGCCACTTGATCGAGGACGACGGGTCGAAGGCGTTGCGACAGGTACTGTGACGTCGAGCTGGGGTGGAGTCGACGACTCTGCTATCTCGCTCTTCTCCACAACCTCCTACGTGTCAGCATTTGACACGACCATTTTCCGCTGGGAAGGTGCTATTCGAATTGGCTTGGACTTCTTGTCCGATACGCCAATCGATTTTGGTTCCCATGTCTCCGCTCAGTACGGCGAACGTCTTCTTGAAGACCTCGACGATGTGATCGCAGCTGGTAACGGCACAACGCAGCCGGAAGGCATTGTCAACAAGTCAGGCGCTTCTGCTGTCACATTCAGTTCGACCACATCGCTTGGCAATTACGAATCACTTCGTTTTGCTGTGCCGAAAAATGAGCACCGTAGCAACGTGAAATCGTCTGCTGTGTTCCTTGGAACAGAAACGAGCTATATGAGAGCTCGTGCTATTCCAGTTGGTGCTAGTGATGCACGTCGTCTGGGTGGTATGTCTTACGACAGCTACTCGTGGATGGAACGAGACTTCAAAATCAATGAGTCTCTGACCAACCGCCAAATCATGTACGCGATTATGGCACGCTATCGTATGTACCGACGTCGAGGCCTCACAATGAGGACCTCTACTGAAGGCGATACGCTCATTAGAAATAATGAGATGCTGATGGTCGCGATGGCCCGCTACGGTGGCCAGATGGAACGTGGTGCAGTCATTGGGCGGACAACCGACGCCCTTGTCTGATCGCTGTGTTGAGTTTTGACAGCCTGCATCTGCATCTTGTGGGTGCAGGCTGTTTTCTTTATGTGGGGTTTTCCCAAAAACACTGAAAGAAGAAATCATGTCTACAGCAGAAGTTGAAACAACAGAAGGCGATTTGGTAGTACCCAAGTTCGCTGTCCAAGTAGATCATCCTCGTAATGATGACTTGGTTGTGCAGTGCATCCCTGGATGTCGTTTGCGTTCGACAATCCGAGGCGGCAAAGCGATCGTGACAGAAGACCCAAACGAATCAAGGGTCCCGTTAGATCAGGCACGGACGTTGGCTTCATTGCCTCCGATCCCTGGAATGATCCTTGCGATTGATCCACTGGAATTGAAGTACACGATTACCGACCCACTGCGTGACGATACAGACATGCTTGAGCGGATTATGAAGTGGATGAAAAGCCATTCGCCTTATACTCTGGACTCGCTGAATGGAATCCCGCAGCAAAAGGGCGAGCTTGACGTCCACAGAATGAAATCGCTGTGCAAGGAAGTATGGCACGCATTGAAAAATAGGCACGTCAAGATGGTTGCCGGTGCTCAACCGGACATTGATGACATTGACGATCTGCCAGGTAAGTATCTTCTGAATCCTGGTTCTGTTGTGATGAACACGCAACCGATGTTCGCACAGGATTGGGACACTTGGGTTGAGAAACTGACAGCATCTGGAGGTTGATTGTTGTGTCCAAAGGTGAAGAAAAACTCATAGCAGCTATTCTAATTGAAGCATCCAAGTGCGGAGGACCGGGCAGTGGACGTCCGGGTCCCTGTCCTCGAGGGGGTGGGGCAAAACCATCCTCTGGGAGTAGTGGAGGGAGTAGCAGTGGAGGAGGTGGTGGTAAGAAACCTCCAAAGGCTGTATCAGCTGATGATATGAAAGGTGTTATGCCTGGATCTATGAAATTCTCGAAGCATGGAAAATCTTCTGTCGGTTTGATGGAAATCAAAACGAAGAACATGCGAAAGATTATGCAGGCACAGACAGCAGCGTCTGTGATTGGATCAAAACTCAAAAAGCAGGGATTCAAAGAACACCATCCTAAGAACGACACTCCGCATCACAAGCGAAAGACTCATTTCACTCACGAGGATGGTCATTCGTTTACCTTCAAAGTCTCCTATCCAGTGCGAAGGACTTCTGAAGTATTGGCAGGGAAGCCAGTAGGAAAAGCGAACGGGTACTTCATGTCTTATGAGCACAAAGGCGGATAATGTCCGCAGCAGTACAAGCAGCAAAAGCTCGACGCGGCAAACGTGAGGACGTTCAGTCACAGAAGGACGAATGGTTCATTCAAAAGGTAGTCGAGAACACGAACTTGGCACTGGCTGATAGAGTTGCGATCGCGACAAACTGGCTCAGAGACAAGGTGGTCAAGAACATATCCAAGCCCGTCACAAAAGAAGTGATAGGTGGGATAACGAGAGTGACTGAACGTTCGTTGCCCGGAGAGTTTCCTCGTGCTGATACAACAAACCTGTTGAAGACGATCATTGCAGAAGTGAAGACAGAGGGCGGAGTGACAGAAGGATACGTCGGTACGCCTGTTGACTATGGAGTGATACTAGAGCTGAAGATGGACAGATCGTTTCTTGTCCGGACTTGGAATGCTGAAAGGGCGAATATTGTTAGAATGATCACTCGTAAGCTATGATGAATCAAGTTGACATAGAAAAGGGATTGGTACGCGTCTGGGACGATGAGGCCCTCGACGCTCACTTCAGTCAATACTGGACGACAGGGCAGTCAGATGAGTTTCTTCTTCTTAATGATACAGAAGCACCAGGTGGGCAGCCTTTTCCGTACTGCAATTTTTCCGTTTCTTCAGGTGCTACGACATCGCGTAGCAGTGCAGCAACTACTGGTCGGGCAAACGTCCGAATTCAGGAAATAAGACAACACCCAATCCAGTTCCAGATATATGCTCGCAACATAATCAACGTAGGCAACGCGAAGCGGGTTGCGGCTGCAATGGCAGAAGAAGTGATGAGAGTTTATGGAGGTCATCCAGAGTACTCTCCGAAAGTTTGGGATTTAGACCATGGTGGGATTCTTCTATGCCAATACCAAAATGATTTTGGTGCCAGAATGCCGGAAGACGAACACCTTTGGACGATCAATTATCAACTCACAGCAGACGTCCCTGTATCGGTATAAATCATGACAGTACGAACACTCGAATCCATTTCGCTCAAAGTGTCAACTCTCGCTACTGTGCAGAATGTGCTCACACCGATCACAAAGACGGCAAGCGGGCAACAGACATTCCAGTTTGACCCGACATTGACGTCAGGCGTCAGTGCCAACGAAGCAAACCGGGCATGGGAGTACAAAGCGACAATCACTGCCGCAGGTACTCTCGTGATCGACCTGTATGACTTCGCGGGTTTGGATGCCGGTGCAGGGGCGGGCTTAGACATTGTTGGGCAAGCCCTCTCTCTTGAAGAAGTTGTATTCTTCGGAATACAGAACTTGAACACAGGACTCACAGGTCGTCTGGAAATTGAGCCTGATTCAACAGCAGGCTGGGCTCCAATTGGATCGCACACCACATCAAATGGTGGAGCTTTGTATCCGGGCGGAGTGTTGATCAAGATTCAAAAAGCGGAAGAAGGATTTGACGTTGCTGACGCAAGCTCGCATCGCATAAAACTCACAGCAGTGGACGCTGATGTAAGTTTCCAGATTTTGATACTTGGGCGACACGACGACAACGAATCCAGTTCGTCAAGCAGCAGCAGCTCATCAAGCTCTAGTTCAAGTTCATCAAGTGAAAGCTCGTCGAGTCAGAGTTCGTCTAGTGCAAGTTCTAGTTCGGCGAGTAGCAGCTCTAGCTCATCAACAAGTTAAGGATTTGAAAAATGACAACAGCAACCACAACTGCCGTTACCGGAGTTGCAGGTCGATTCACAGTAGGTGCAACCAGCGTCGCTCGTACTACCAAATGGAGTGTCAACCCCAAGCTCGCTTCTAAGAGCGAATGGGGCGACAGCGATACTGGTGGATACACCGCTCGTACGCCTGGACGGAAAGACGCGACTTACTCTGCAGAAGGGAAGTTTGATTCAACTTCCGAGCAGTGGGACCTCTTTCAACCGGGCGATAAGGCGGCTTGTGTTCTGTTTATGAGCACGACGCTGTATTGGGACTTCCCATGTGCGATGAATGACGACTTCTCTCTTGTGGTCGATGTAGACACGCAAGAAGTCATTGGTTGGACATCAGCTTGGGGTGCGGACGGAATATTCTATTACCCAGGTCAGTCTGGGGCTGGAAGTCGAACGTATCCATCCTAGTGATTAGGTGGATGTGATGAGTGATGATGTAGCTAGAGCAGTGGCCTCAGGGTCTCCTGATGGGTTAACCATAAACGGTAAACCATGTTCAGCGAGACCCTTGTCCATCCGTGAAATTGGCGAAATAGAACGTGACTGTTTGCAGCAGTACCGCCGCCGATATTTGCAAGCGTTTGCAGACAATGTCGACCTTCTGCCGGGTGGAGATGATTTGCTTCTTCAAAAGGCAGAGGAATGTGCTCGTTGGGATGTGGACATCCTGCCTAAGAAATTCGTGTACGATATGTCTGGTATCGTAATCACTCCAAAGCTCAAACAGTGGCTGGTGAACAACGTAGGAGAGGATGCCGACAAGTACAACAAGCGAGCATTGGAAAAGATAGTGCTCAACTGCTTGGACAAAGAAGCTCTCAAACCCGAACAAGTCAAAGCGATGACAGGCAAGACGCCTAGAAAGATCGCAACCGGTTATGTCAACTGGTGGATTACTGCTGAGGCGGAAGGCATGGTCAGTATGATTTACCATTGCGTGAAGCACGGAGGTATCACAAAAGAGGATGTGATAGAACAGTTCAGCAACAAGGACGCTCAACTTGCAATGCTGAGCAGAGATATTGAATCCATGTCGACCCCACAAGTGGGAAATGGGCAGGGCTAGGTACTGCCCGCGAAGACAAAGATACCGAAGATGAAGAGGAGGATGTTCAATCAGATTTGATGTGTGGAATCACTCCGCATCACATCAGAGTTCTCTGCATGAATGGGTTTGAAGGAGGATACGGATACAGTCCAAATCAAGTTGGGGACTTGACACTAGATCAGATATTCATGCTATTGTGCAACAAGGACAATCTCCGATCTACAAGAGGTCGAGTGCTCGAACAAAATGCCTACCAGGCTGCTGCTATGTCGGACACAGATGGAATGATTAAAGGTCGTGACAAATACGGTAATCCAATGACGGCACAGATCAAAGGTGAGTCTCTTGTTGCACGATTGACGAGAGAACAGACGGAGGCGAACTGATGGGGATTGAACTCGCGAAAGCGTATCTGAAAGTTGGTGCAGACACTTCCGAACTACCTGCTGATTTGAACGCAGCGAAGGGCAACTACTTTGACTTCCTCGGCGAAGTTGCTCTCGGTGCCGCTGCTGTGCTTGCCCCTATTA